CGGCAATGATCCAGCTCTTCCCGCTACCGGTGGCGGCCTCCAATAGACAGGGGTCGATAGACTGGCGCACCCAGTCCATGACCGCATCGAATGCCTCTACTTGGTAGGGGCGCAGGTTTTTGGTTACCATCTCTTGCCCCTCCTAGCATTGCATGATCTACAAAGGATCTGATAAACGGCACGCTCAGCATGAAAATGAATCCACTTTCCCTCAAGCTGGCCATCTTCAAATATGTTTACCACAATGCTTTTATCTGAGTGCCCGACAACTTTAGGGACGCCGTAACATGAAAAGAAATCCAAGGCTATATCGTCGAATGGAGGCGCAACATGGTCTGTTGTTAGGTTTTCTTCTGTTTCACAGATCGCGCACTCACTCGGCTCCATTGCATCCCTGAAGTCTTTAAGGTCAGACCATACAGCGTTTCGCATTACCCGCTTTGCTTCCTGCTCTGGCGTTAGGGCGGTGATAAACTTACGCCAGCTTCTAGCGTCCCATTCTCCATCTATAAGGGTGTGAAGGTGTCGAGGGTCACTATAGAATTGAGGGTTTATCATTCTCACAGCGCCGTCTATTTCTACTTGGCAGACTTCTGAAAACTCTTCGAGATCATATTCGCAAAAATGTACGCCAATCACATTCCTGTCAATGATCTCTCTGGCTTTTTCAGTGCGCCACTTCTTTGTTATTTTTCCCATCAGCTAAACCTCCAATGCTGGCTGGCCTTCCCCCGGTAAGGTTCCAAATCAACATCCGGCATCTTATCTTTGACGAGCTTGGCATAAGAAACAGACCCAACACGATCAACAAGCGTCAATTTCTTGCCGCATATGTCTGCGTTCTTTTCACCTGCTAACAAAATCAGGCTGTCCAGGATCTCTTTTTTTCTTTGCGTAGCCCGATCAATAGCTTCGGTTAGCTCATCATATTCATCGGTTAGCTTCCCGGCCATGGCTGAATTTATGACTTTCCGCTTTGGCTCAAGGTGATCTTTGTTGTCGATCTCGGTCAGGAAAAGATCATAAAATTCTTTCAGCTTTGGAATAGCCCACTCCAAAAACTCATGGTCAATATCAACGCGCTCTAACTTTGTGCCGTTTGGAGACCACTGGTAGAAGTCGCACCACTTCCGGCCTGTGCAGTAGAGTTGGATGTGAACCTGGGCGGCGTAATGTTCTTGCTGTTCCAGTGGCTTGAACGCTGGCGGATTCTTGTTCCTTTGCCCGTATGGCGCCTTAATCTCTATCAACCCGCTATCGCTCACCAATCCGTCAGGGCTTGCGCCAAGCCATTCATGCTCAGGGTGAATATGGAAACCTGTTTCTGTGACCTCGTTTCCTGTTTCCATCTGGTATTCTGCTATCGCGCCGGCTTCGTTAAACGTGCCCCACTCCGTAGCTGAATTTCCCTGAAACTCTCGTTCTGCGCTATGCCAGGTGCGTACCATTTCCCGCATTACGTCGTTGGCTGTTTTGTACTGGTTCATGCCAAGTATCGCGCCCACATTGGAACCCGTTACCCGACCTTTTCGCTTGTTAAACCAAGCCTGCGTTCTTTGATCTTCCATAACAAAACCTCATTGGGTTAAAAAAGTGGGCGCACGAAGCGCCCTGATGATCTAAAAAGGAACGTCATCCTCGAAGCTGTCATCTTCCGCAACCGGCTCAGGCTCTACCGCTACATCCTCAACCGGCTCGCTTCCCTTGCGCGGACTCACAGCGCTAACCCAGTTGCCTGATCGCGGCTGGCCATCGCTGCCGGTCATCTCCCAAACCTGCAACATAAGAACCATCGGCTTGTTCACAAGCGACATTGTTAGGCTCTTATCCGTTGGCTCTTCGTTCGACTTCATAAGCTTCCCGCCGGCGTTCGCATCAATGGCCGCAAGCATACGCTTGGCCTTTTCTGCCTTGCGCGGGTCGCTATCAAGTACGCGCACCTTGTGAAACAGCTTCCGGCCCTTGTACTCTTTCGGTGCAATAATAGACCAGCGCAAGCTGATGAACTTGTCGCCTTCGTACTCGTCCCATTTGGCCTCGTCCGGCGCTGCCAAGACTTGGGTTTTTGCAGGGATCGGCTCGAAGTTTCCGCCGCCTGATTCAAAGCTTCCGTCGATCTTCTCATCAAAGTTAAAAAAGCTCATTTCACTTCTCCTTTCAGTGTTGGTACAAATTCAGTCAATGGGTTTGTGCCTTCTGGCACTGCCAGTTCGTCCGTTATGCCGTATCGGTTTTTGGATATGTTGGCCGCAGTCGTGTAGGTAATCAGAACCCTTGTGCCGTCAGAAATAGCCTTCTTGCGCTCTCCGTCGCCTGTGGTAAATGTTTCAAGCTTCAAGTAGCCAACCAAGTCAACATCATCAACATAAGGCGCAGTGCTTCGTTTACCAAGGCGCAGGTCATAACGGGTGTACGGATCTTGATCTGGAAGTTCTATGGTGACGGTATCGGCGTGGGCGATAAATACAACGTGGATACCCTTGGCGCTTAACATGCCCGCTGCTTTCCTTACACGCTGGTGCATGGCGGCAACCGCAGACAACCCGGCACCATACCCCCCTAGAGCTTGGTTGATGCTGCGCGGCTTTTTAGGGTCGCTTTCAACAACGTGCTGTATAAATAGGCGCTCTAATGCAGTAATGGAATCAATCACAACAGTTTTCCACTGGTGATCTTCATTAATAAGCGAGGTTAACTGATCCCATAAGGCTTGGGGGTCTTGAACAATAGGGAACGCTTCAGGCCGGTCAGCTTCGGGTATGGATTGCATACCATCCTCTGAGCGAATAAATACAGGGCTTGGGAATGTGCCAGCTAATCGGGTTTTACCAATACCGGCGTCACCTGTGATGGTGCAAATTATGGGGCGGTTTTCTGGCTTTTTAGCCAGTGAAAGGATGCTGCTCATAATGATCTTCCTCATTGGGTTTAATTGGCTGCTACAGGTTGCAGCTCACAAACACTATACAATCTAAAACGGCACGATGTCAAACAATAACAGCAAAGTATTTTTTTGTTTTCCTTCCTTTTCCGAAAGTGGTTTCCTCTTCTCGCAAATATCCGCCTTTTACTAGCTTTTCAACTACGGTATCAACGTCCTCTTTTCTGTAACTGCGGCACTTGTTTCTAAGCCTTCCAGCCGTTTCTCCATGGTCATCGGTGACGTGGCTCATTACCATACTTGCAAGCGCGTCCTGCTTGTCCGTTGCGCTGTTTGAGTAGGCCAGTTTCATCTTTTCGTCAACATCGCGTTTAACAAGTGCGTAAGCCCACATGACATGCTCAACAGTGCGAAGCCCGCCAGGTATAGCCAGTATCATGGACACCTTGGCAACCTGCTCATAACCGCGCCGTGGGATAGCCGTTAGCCCTGTTTTATTCTTTGCAGTCTCTGCCATTTCATAAAAAGCGTGTTCTATTTCATCAAGCTTTTCTCTTGCGTCGTCCCTTGTTGGGACCCTTACCTGGTCGCCAATGCACTCTACCCTGTCAAATAGCTCAGAACGCCCTGGGGCGTAAAGCTGCATCAGGGTGGCCGCTATGTCGTTTGGTATAGGGTCTTTTTGTATCCTGTTACGTGGCTTGCTTTTTGGGTTATCTTCACGTTCCCTAAATATTAAAGAGCGCCCCATAAAGCCGTTTGTGGCCATGTCGAAATCCATAAGGTTACTAAACCGTTCCGGTGTGGTCAGCCCAAATATGCACAGGTAGGGCTTTTCAATACCTTTATCTATGTTTCCGACTTGCCTTTTCAGTGACTCAAGTTTCATTTCATCGCCGTCAAAAGGCTCATTTCCGTCTACTCTTTTCTGAACGCCGGCAAGCTCCTTTGTTAATGACTGGCGGATCTCTTCTTTGAGGTCGCCCGTTATCATGGCAAAGCTATTCGCTTTCGAGTAAAGAGACATAAGAGTGCCAATAATTCCCTCGAGGTATGCCGCTGTCCCCTTTGCCCTGGCGTTTGCTATCTTGCCAAGCGTCTCTCCAAGTTCGTCAATCGTATAGAGTGCGGCCTGGTGTCTTGTTAGGTTGCGGTATATC